CGACAACGGGGAACATGTCGGTTGCAGGATCGGCTGTCGTAAGAGCCGTTAGGGCTGTAATCTTTGAGTCTGCCATGGGTCAGTTTGATTGAATTTGAAGTTTTCCGTCGTCCTCCCGAAAGAGGAAGTCAGCATCCTCTAGCAGAAGGGAATCAAAAGTTCCGAACGTAATAACGAGTTTTCCGCTGCCGTCTTCTTGCAGCACAAAGAAATCGTCCTCTTGCAAAACATCACGGCGAAGCACCGGCGCGTCAGTGCCACCGGCTTGACCGGCGAACAAGCGATTTAGTGCTATGCCGAGTGAGATCATTAAGAACGAGCGAGAAAAGCCACAACGCTACCGGAGGAGATCTGGAATCCAGTAATCTCACCGGGAAGAGGTTGTCCCGCTGGAATGGTTTTCGACGACCAAGTGCCGCTGATATTAGTGCCAGTGATCGACGTGAAAACGGTTGGCTCGATAGGAACCAATGCAGACCAGTTGCCGGTCTGAGCGGCGGTTGATGTGACAAGCTGGAATCCCTGTCGTCCCATGCTGTACTCGGTTGCAATGTCTGCTTGAACGGCCATTTTGTTTTTCGGTTAGAGGGGAGGTCACCGGAACTTTCCAGCAACCTCCCCAATTTTACGGTTAACCTTTACGAACTTTCGGTGCTAAGGCCCCCTGAATCCACAGTACGAGCTTGCCTCCCTCAGGAACAGAAGCAGTGTTGAAATTAGTGCGTTGGAGATCCGCGCTAATCTCGGGACCAGATACCAGCTTAGTCTTGCCGGTCTTGTCCACTGCTATGGTGGTTGCGATACGCATATCCGTTGGGATTAAGCGGTGATGAGAACCTCAGCTTGCGTCTTATCGCCAGCCGCGACACCAAACATGATATCGTAAGAAGCCATGTGCGAGCGGGTAGCGCGGCTGTACCAGACCGACAGCAAGACCGACAGACCGTTCTGGCTCTCAACAGTGCGCTGTTCAACAAACTCACCAGCGATCATGCCAACCGGCAGACCGGAAGCGATAGCGATAGCGTCACGACCACAGACGAAGCCAGCGGTGTTGGCAATCGCACCAGTCCAGTCGTTCTGCTCAAAGATGCCTTCAAAGCCAAACAGACCGTTATTCAGCGGACCATAGCGAGCATCAGGGAAGGTGTTGGCAGCGGCAGAGAACTGCAAGCGAGCCAGATGTCCACCGTCCAACAGAAGCAGCTTCTGGCGATAGTTCTTAGCGAGAGCCAAGATCGCGGGAATGTCGCTAGTGTCGAAGTTAGCAGCAGTGCCAATTGTAGTACCCGCACCATAGTTGGCAGCGGTCATCACAGCGGTAATCTTCTTGCTGATACCGAGAGCGAAGACATCAGCAGAACCAGCAGCGAGATCAGCGAGCGCAAACCCCTGATTGAGTTCCTGCTGCGTGACAGCAAACAGCTTACTGATCTGGTTAACAGTGACAGCAGTAGCGGCAAGCTCGGAGTCGTTGCTGGTCTCAAAGTTGGTCGCGTTATCAACAGTCGCAGAAGAACCGGCTTGGACGAACTTTTTGACCTGAACGGTGGCTTTCGGTCGCAAGTTATCCAGACCAACGTTGCGAGTGAAGTTGCCAACCATCGCCAACTTGGTCCCCATCTCAGTGATAACCGCATCAGCGAGATAATCCACCACCAGACCAGCGGCAAAGGTGTTGCCGTTCTGGGGAGCGATCAGGTTGCTCTGACGGAGCAACTCAGAATGATTCTCGATCAAAAAGCGACGGCGGTCAGCACCAGCCTTCATCTTCTTGTGCTGCTCCAGCAGCGGGTTGCCGAGGTTCTCGATTACGGGTCGCACCGGCTCGGGAGCGGGAGCGGCGGTGGGAGCCTTCAAGCTGGCTTCCAGAGCGGAGAGCTTCGCCAAAATAGCGGTGAGATCAACGGAAGCGGCAGGAGCAGCCGCAGCCGTCACAGTAGTGGTATCGGACATATTTGTGTCGGTTGTTTGTGTTGGTTGCGGCAAAGAATCTTTGCCAGTTTCGCTGACAGCTTGATTGCCATCCGCAGAAATCTTGTCGTCAGGAGATTCATTCTCCTCATTTTCCTCACGCTCCAATTGAGCGTACAAAGCTTGGAACCAGTCTCGACCGGCAGCACCTCCCCAAAGGTTGGCAGCTACGTCAGCCGGTGTATTTGGTTCAGCTTCTAAGAATCGCGCATTGCGACCCCACCAAGCGTTTGCTTTTTGGACCTTCGCTTCGGTAGGTGCTTCTCCAGCAACTAGCGATTCAGCCTCAAAAACAGTTGCCTTCTCAAGACCGTCACCAGCAAGACCTTCAGCGTATTGCTCAAGACCTCTGCGGAGGTTGTTCTTGACCGTCTCAGGAGCGGTCTTAGTAACAGCGCGAGGATGCCATTTAGCAGCCATCGCAAGCTGTTTGATCGGCTTATCCACAAGACCAAAAGCAACAGCTTCAGGAGTAGTAAACCAAGTCTCTGCTTTCATCGCAGCGCGGATAGACTCAGGAGAGCGTCCGGTCTTTTTAGCGTACACTCCAACCAGCACCTCAGCGTGTTGGTCCAAAGCGTCAGCCATCTTCCGCATATCTTCGGACGTACCCGAAGCCATACCAGAAGGATCGTGAATCATCATCAGAGCAGCATCAGCCATCTCGACCTTATCGCCAGCAAGCGCGATAATCGAAGCAATGGAAGCCGCAATGCCGACAACGCGAGTGGTCACCGGAGCGAGACGACCGCGCAACTGGTTGTAAATCGACAACCCATCCCACACATTGCCACCGGGAGAGTTAATCTCGACAAGCAGCGGACCATTACCCACTTCGTTGAGAACATCCGAGAACTGCTTGCCAGACAGACCAGAACCGCCAAACCAGTCTTCGCCAATCTGGTCAAAGATCTGAATGGTCGCAGTCTCACCAGCGGAAGCCGCTGGAGCGTAATACAACCAATCGCTTTTCTTAGTGAAGCTCATTCTGTTTTCTTAGCTCGCGGCTTGCGTTGTTTCTTTACTACAGCAGTGACAACAGTGTCGTCAACTACTGGTGATGTATTACCATTATCAGGAGCAGCAACTGGAGCAGGAGCGTCGTCCTCAGTGTCAATTGCAATAGCAGCAACCGGAACGCTCGGAGCTTTCTCTTTCTGGATTGTAGAAATCTCAGAAACATCCAAGCCGTACTTTCCAGCCAACTGACGAACAAACAAAGCTTGTTGTGCTTTAGCTTCTAGCGAAGAACGCCAGTCAAGACCTCTCGCACCATAGACCTCATCGTAAGTCACAATACCAGCTTCCAACTCAGCCAACTGAGCCGCAGAGTTACGGCCAACATCGACATTTGGAGAGCGCGGAGCGGTAATTGAAACTTCGTACCAATCCGCTGGAGCGTCATTGAGAGCCGGATCTGTCTTGATCGCGTACTCCATAACGTACTCGTAAATACGTCGAGCCGCCGAAGCCATCACTTGATGCCGAGACTTGAACCAGACCGCAGACATATCTAGCGCACCGCGATAGACAGTTCCCTGCATCGACTCTGGATAGACAAGAACGTAAGGAATACCAACGCCAGCACAGACCTTTTCGGTCAGTTGCCGCCAGTATTCGCGCATATTTACACCGGGACGCTCCGTTGCGAACTGCTCAAATGAATCACCGTTCTTCAGTACTTTAACAGCAGATCCAAATACCTGCTCGTAGTAATTCTCAGCGGTGTTCTGAGTGGTTCCAGCCGTACCAGCGCGGAGGTTGCTGGCTTGGACCTCACCGGAAACGGTCTTAACGATCTGAGCGACCGAAGCTCCTAACTTACAAGCTTCCATCTCCAACTTTTGAAGGTCGTCAAGATCGTGAAGATCGTTGATAACACTAGAGACAAACGGAAGACCGCGAAGCTGTGCGGGACGATTTGGTTCGTAGATATGCACTACGGAGTCCGCGCTGATGCTGCGGACATCAACCAGATTCCCCTGACTCTTCTCGTTACCGATAAAGTAAGCGACAGCGCGACCAGTGCGAGGGTCAAAGCGAACACCGTCAAATACGGTTTCGTCTGACTCCATTCCTTTGGGAGTCGCAATTGATTGAGCTTCTATAAGCTGCAATCGCGGCTTGCCGCTTTCACCTTTGGTTAGCAGCAAGAAACTCTCGCCATCGTAGAACCAACCGCGAGCGGCTTGCCCCATCAGAGTGCCAAATGATTGGCGAGAACCGATGTCGGGATAGCGGCTCCAAATATCAAACCACTTCTTAGCCGCAAGATTCCAAGCCGGATCGCTTGAAGCCGGTTGAACAGAAAAGCTTGAACCAACTGTGTAAGACTCAAACAAGTCTCCCAATCTGTTCATTATCGCGTTGTTCTGTTCAAAAAACCGCGATTTGCGAACAATGGCTTGACGGGTCGAACTGGTTACGTCGAAGCGAGCCGAAGTGTAAGACGTATCGAGATACGAACGACGCAGAGACTGACCGGCTCCTTCGTATTTGTTAACGGGAGCGGGAAACAGCTTGTTGGCTATGGTTTGCAGGATTCCCATTAGCTCATGCGGGTTGTGGCTTCACGTCGAAATTGCGTGAAATCACCGTAATACCGAGTGGTTGCAACAAGAACACTGCCAAGCATCTTGTTGTAAATCTGGAGATCAGACGGACTAGTGATGCCGTCTCCATTTAGGAGAACCACAGCGTAATCGTAATCACTCAGCAGTGATTCCCACATTTCCAACATCTCACCAGCGGAGGCGGAACCTTTACCGGGTTCAGCGAACTCAACCGAAACATCAGAACTGGAAGTGCTGCGGACTAGCTGACCAGACTCCAGAGTGTTAGCTGCAACAGTAAGCTTTGCGGTTAACGCTTGCAGCAAAGTCAAAGCACCGAGACTTGCGTATGTAGTACGCAAGTAAGATCGCTTTGTTGCTACGGTGTAAGTCACCACTGAGCGGACTATCCACAGAGCAAAGCTTGTGTCAAGCGGCAGAACTTTCCGCTGTGCTAGATCTCAAGTCGTTCCAGAGCATCACCATTGCTAACTGCATGATCTCGCAATCATGCAAATGATCCGGCCAACGAGTATTCCGCTTAAACCACAAGTGTTTGATTCGACCGGAGCGGTTAGCTGTCGGCTTCAAAACATGAGAGTCCAAGTGCTTCCAGTATGTATCAGAATCAGCCGCAAATGCTCCTTCAGCCTCAAGTGGTGCTGGTAAGCTGCAAACGGTCCACTGGTTAGCTTCCGATCCTTTACGGAGCCGCTGGAGAACGTCCCGCATATGCTCAGTGTCAAAGACCAGCAACGGCTGGACGACATCGGTACGCATTGACGTTGAGGTCGTGATTCCAAATGGATGGATCGAGCCAGTCTTGGAAGTGAACCGCGCACCAGTCTCTCGACCTTTCATCGGCAACCAACCGATCAACATCGGCTTCCGCAGACCTCCTTCCGGTGGGTAGCGCAACCCGCATGGATAGGTTATTGGAGAGCTGCTGAGTTGAGAAAACTCCGCGCAAGCATCGTACACCGCTTGCGTGTTGTAACCGGAGTCAATGCCGACATCCATGTCATGGACTTTGTAATGCAATTGGATGCGTCGGAGAGCGGCAAAGTCATCGGCATGACCAGCCGCAACCAGTCTTGAGTTTCCGCCGGACCACTCGCGACAGACCCACCACAAGAACGGAGCAGCGGCTTGTACGTCTGCGGTGAGGTAGCGTCTGGCTTCTGGCATTTCCGCATCCGAGACGACCTCCACTCGCTCCTGTTGGGTCTCTTGGTTTTCCCACGGTTCCGACAACATTCCGTTGATGAATCCCTGTAATCCCATCATCGAGCTTTTGGCTTCCAAGAATGCGACCGCGAGATTTCCCCAAGTGCATTTGCGATCCGGTGAGTAGAGAGACGATAGGTGGTAAGATCGAACGCTTGGGAGGCTCGCTTTGTTCTCAGCGATCCAGCGACCATGACGTAATGCGGCAACCTTCTGGCTGTCGGTAATCTTCCCCTGACAGAGTTGGCAGACGTAGTGGGCGGAAGTCCGTATCTGCTGCCAATCGGGTCTTCCCTCTTCTGTCTTTGCATTGTCCCAAGTGACTTGCCGCCACTCAAGTTTGATCGGCTCTTTGCAGTGCGGACATGGGATGTAAAAGCGTCGCTGGTCTCCGCGAAGATACCGCTGCCAGATTCGACCTTCGGAGGTCGTCGGAGTGCTGGTGAAGAACGCTTTGGAACTGGAGAACGCTTTGAGCCGCTGCTCGGCAAGATCCAGAGCGTCGGCTTCCTTCGCTGTTGCATCAGCGAATTTGTCCACCTCATCCCCAACCAGAATGCGGACGGGTCGAGACGCTAGATTAGCCGGTGAGTTAGAACCGACAAAAGTCAACGTGCATCGGTCAAACTGCTGCTCAAGATTGGTAATCTGGTCTTTGTCCGTTGGGAACCGCGCAACCATTGCCGGTGAGTCTTCCAGCATAGGAAGCCAGCGACTTTTGGAGAACGACCGCGCTAGATTCTCGGAAGGCATCAACCACAGCGCGGGACTCGGTTCAACGTCAATGGACCAAGCTAGACCAGCCATCAGCGTTGTTGTCTTGCTGGTCTGTGAACCCCAACAGAGCGTAACCTCAGAGACTGCCGGATCTTTCCAGCACTCAAGCGGCTCGCGGCAATAAGGTCTGACTGCCGTGGAGAATGGTCCGGGGTGTTCAGTCTGACGCTGAGAAAGCGAAAGGTTAGCTTCAGCCCACTCAACCACAGATTGCCGTGGAGTTGGTCGCCAGAGTTGCCGTCGAAACTCCAAGATCTCGCGCTCAAGATCTGTCATTACTTCCATGGGTCTGTCTGATGCAGAGTTTTGAGACATACTTCTTGAACCCAACGGTCTAGCTCCCTCTCAGCGTGTTCTGGATCGTGAGGAGCAATGCGTCCAGCCAACTGCTTTGGCATTGATTTGAGGAGACTAGCAACCGCTCCGTCATGGTCTTGCATGACCTTTTTGACCCAAGACCCAGAAACTAGAGTCCGCTCCTTTTCAGATAATGAGATTACATCTTCTCTTGCGCTAATAAGGTTTTTGGCTGCGGTAGCGTGGACCGTAACCATTCTACCGGCATCAAGAGATCTAGCCGCAAGAGCCTCAGTCGCTAAATTGTAAGCGGCTCGCTCAATCTGCTTTTGACGCTCATAAGCTCCCTGCGGTGAGTCTTCAGTTGCTAGAGCTGCATTGATGGCAATTGCGGCTTCCGGTGGTCTGTATGGTCCGCTAGAAGCTTCTGGCGCGCTTTTCTGCTGCTGCATTACGGCAAGCCGTTGCGCGTCACTCGGCCTCCCACCAATACCTTTGCGCGACCCCCTCCAAGCGTCAGCTTCCTCCGGTGAGGTTAACGGCATTCCGTTTGCCACAAGCTGCGACACCCTGCCTTTGCTGAGACTGCTGTGCTTACAGTATTCTGTTTGAGTCATAAACCGCATCCACCTTCGCATTCAAAGTTGAAAGCTGACTGCCCCCTCTCTTTGTCTGTCAGGTGAACCTCTTTCAAAGGACGACACGATTTGTGTAGGTAGAGTTTCTCGTTGAGGTTTCTGTTGCAGACCGTTCCTTCGACTCGCAACGCATCATCAATTTCTACGGCTCGATTCCATCCTTCCGGGTCAGTTTCACGCAGTAAAAGCCATTCGTGATTCGATTTGTACGGACAGAACACGCAAGCAGAGCGCGGGACTTTGTGAGGTATTCCAAACTCTTCCAGCCACTTCACGCAATCTGCCCGTGTCATCATCTTGTCGCACAGAGGAAACTCTGGTTCTGACCAATGCGGGGAGTTGGCTTTGATGCGAGTAGCTCTGCCAGCTTCATCAAGACTGATTCCAAACAACTGGGTCAGCTTGGTCTTGATTCGCTGCCCCTTCTCAAGACCAAGAAGCTCGCGTCGAATGAAACGTTCAATCGGGAGGATCTTGTATTCGCTCGTACATTGTCTGCGAATCTTTCCAAGCGGTTCACCTTCGTTCTGAGCGGTGAATGCTGGGATTGATGCAAAGCGTTGTCCGGTCGAATTGACCCCATTAATCAAGTCATTTCCAAGAATGCCAGCAGACACAACATGGATAGTTGGCCCACCCAAACTCTTGAGCCATTCCATGTGTGCATACACCGATTTAGGCTCCTCGCCGAGGTCAGCAAAGATGGCGCAATCAATTGGAGCAATCTCTCCACGCATAACCATCAGGTAGAGTGTCGTTGATTGAACGCCGCCACCGAGATTTAGGATTCTCATTGCAGCATAATCGGCAGTTGATCCGGCTTCATCTTCAAGAGTTCATCGAGACCGCGCTTGATCGTGTTGTACGTCGGTTGCTTTGGGTCCGGTTGGTAAAAAGAAGCAACTTGGTCGACGGTGAAAGATCCGCTTTTTATGCGGCTTAGATGCCACTTAAGCGTTGAGTGACCAATATTCAAAAGTAAGTAGTCGGTGGCTAGTGACATATGTTTGTACTACAATAGCGAGTTCGCTCGCGCTAGATTATCGGTCCCGCGCGATCACC